GCAGTAACCCCATTAAAAGGGAATTTTGCTGGTTTTGTTGCGTCTGATCCGCAGTACCCGCAGGGGTTGTAGAACCGGGAGTTGTAGAACTGGGAGTTGTAGAACCGGGAGTTGTAGAACTGGGAGTTGTAGAACCGGGAGTTGTAGAACCGGGAGTTGTAGAACCGGGAGTAGTTGCACTAGCTTTACCGGTTGGCGGGGCAATAATAGGTTTGCCGGTGGGGGATGTAGTAATAGGTTTTACAGCGTTTTTTACGCCCCCCAACACCGCAGTGCCAAGCTTCCCCGCAATACCGCTTTTTCCTGAAGCACTTCCAGCCCCCCCAGCACTTGTATACTCATCTGAGGCTTCAGTTGAGTCAATGGGATTCATATCAGCATCTACAGTAATAGTGCTGCCATCATCATAAGTATAGGTGTAGGTGCCGTTATTATTGGCAACGTACCCAGCAGCGGTTAACGCGCCAACAGAGTTAGTAGCGTCAGATGCCTCAGTCGAACCAATGGGGTTCATATCAGCATCTACAGTAATAGTGCTTCCGTCATCATACGTATAGGTGTAGGAGCCGTTACCAGTATTAACGTATCCGGCAGCGGTTAACGCGTCAACAGAGTTAGTAGCGTCAGATGCCTCAGTTGAGTCAATGGGATTCATATTCGCGTCTACGGTAATAGTGCTTCCGTCATCATACGTATAGGTGTAGGAGCCGTTATTATTGGCAACGTATCCAGCATTAGTTAAATTAGCGTCAACAATTGTGTTGGTAGCGTCTTTTATTGCAACATCGGTAGCCTCAACCTCATTGTTGTTTATCCTACTTATATCCTCAACGTTAAACAGTTTTGATGGATCGCTTTCTCCATTTAATACCGCTGCATTAATGAATTTGGTAAACGTGGGAATAGCTTCAGCCGAAACACCATTATCTTTTAATATACTGGACAGCGTAGAATTAAATGCGCCCGACGCCGCGCTAGCTAGTAAAGTTTCTGGGTCTATGCTTCCGGTGCGAACGGCTTGTACAATTGCTTTGGATATAGTGCTAGAAAGAACGGAAGGAGCGCCTTCTAAAGTAAGTGCTTTGGCAATACTTCCTCCCAACATGGCAAACGCACCACCCTTTAGAGCGGCTTCAAATGGATCGCCCTTACCAGATACGGCTGCACTTAATCCGCTAGTAATGGCGGTTCCGGCGGCTTTGCCTACCGTTGAAGCAAATGCACTTGCTGCTTCTGCGGACATACCCGAGTCGATAAGGCTTTTAGTTACATCAGAAACCCCTGCTTTTAGTGCATCGCTACCGGATATTGCCCCAGCAGCATAGGATAAAGCAGCGGCTTTTACGGTGGCTTCTATATCTCCACGGCTATCTACAAAGTTAAATGCCGCAGCGCCTAACGGCCCTCCATAATAAGAAGCAAGAACGGAAAGAATCGTCGAGAAGTCCCCAAAAACGGATCCGGTATCTTTTTGCTGGTTATTCCACCTGTTAGTTTGTGATTGGTTGTAGGCTTGAACTGATGGATCCTTAGCAATTTGCGCCGCACCGCTGACAGCATAATCTGGTGCGCCAGCGGCCTGTACTGCCTTGTTCATAAGGTCAGTCAAGTTTTCAGTTGTTGAGTAGTTGCCAAACCTACCCATCTGAGTTTGATTCATTCGATAAAACGTCTCTGGCGTAAATAGGGTGTCGTTTGGGTTGGCGTTCTCTAACGCTTGAAGCATTGCGCCAAGTTCGTCGGCGTAGCCACTCGGCCCACGCGCCCGTATCATGTCTGCTATAGAAGCGTCGGGGGCTAGGTAAGGCGTGTATGCGTAACTTGGGTTGCCTTCTTCGTCATACCCGTTCTGTGCGCCCTGCTGTGTCCATCTGTCTGGTCCCATTGGTTCACCACCACCGTACCCGTTTTCATCACCCGAAGACAGTTGTGGCGGGGTATAGAAGACCGGATTCCCACTTTGGTCGGTGTAGTTATAGACGTCTCCCGTATAGTGGGAATTGCCATCTTCGTCAGTCCAATACTGCCCCGGTGTGGTCGTGGCGTTTATTCCTTTTGGAATTTTTGTAGGAAGAGCCATATCAAGCTCCTTGTAACGCTGAAACAAAGCTCAAAGTGGCAATTACAGACGCAGTTGTTGGACGGGTAGGGCTAGTTCCAACTGCGTAAGTTTGAAGAGATACCCCCGTATTATCTGTAGACCACCACAGCGCAACATACTGGTTAGCCTGTAACTCAACAAAGTAGTTCCACGCGGCTATGGTGTGAAAGTAGTTACCGGCACTGTACCGAGGACTCATACCCACAATACTATTTGACCCCACCACATCCGTGCCATTTATCCGTATCCAAACGCTGACATCGTGGGAGGCGTTATCTGTGTTTTCAAACTGCCCAGAAAACTGAAGGTTGTATATACCCGCTGCGGTTACGGTAATATTAGAGTTACTTACAACAGACACGCCGTTTGAATAGTCTGTGACGTTAAACGTCATTGCGGTTGCGGTATTTACTACGGCGGTCTGGTCAACGCTGGATTGAAAAGCCCCGTATGGATACTGAATATTGGCCCCGCCGTTGACACTTAGTATGGCGTTTAAACTAGAAGTTAGCCGATTGAAAAACAACCTCAACACATTGTTGCTTTGGTCTTGGTAGGTACGAGCGTACTCCTCCGTTGCTTGTGGCAGCGCTGGGGGTTCTACTTTGCGGATGTAGTTTGAGGTTGTGGTCATCTGCGACCATCCGGCCTGATGTCCAAACGAGGCGAACCCAACTGCCACTGCACACCCAAAGCCGTTGACCGAACTTCCATTACCAACTGCCTACCCCTGACGCGAGTATTAATCTGACCAGTAAAGGCTTCGATTGGTAAAACTGCGGTGCGAGTAACAGACGCTGCCCCGCTTGGTGTAGTTGAACCGCCTACAGATATTGGGCTGTTGTAGCCAGAACCAGAGTTCTGCATGGGTTTAAGATACATTGTCACACTAGGCGAAGTAGCCGTAGACCCACTGAACGTAATATCAGGCAAGACGCGCCAGACAAAACCAAACTTATATCCGTCATCAATATCAAACTCAGCAGACGAGATATAAGCTTCTATGGCTACAGGCGTACCATTGGTGTCGTTATCCAATCCAAACTCGTGGTCTACCAAGTTGTTATCGTACGTAGCAGCAAGTGGGTAATCCCGAATTCCAGAATCCAGCCAAGCAGTCCTGCCCATTGTGCCGTAGTACCACGCACCTGCGCCTTTATTTTCGATGTAGTTATATATTACATACCGATCTACAACAGTCGAATCTGTCGAACAATAAAACCACCAGACTTCGTTAAACCCCTCATTAGTAGAAGCATATACTTGGGCAAATTGACCCTTGTTAATGTCTTCAAAGATAAAACGACGCAGATCACAATCCAACGTCTGGCTACGCCCGTCATACTTGTAGAACTTATCTACCCCCATCCAGTAAGACACGCCGTTAGCATAAGCCACGGCATTCGGCCCCGCAATGGAGATGTTATCTGCCATAAGCTGCGTACCCCAGATTACGGGGGGGCCTAGATATTGTAGGGAATACAACGTGGAGTCCGTCCAAACCAGAATTTCTTGACGAGACTGATTGGTAGCAACAATCTTGGAACCATGCGACAACCGAACATCACCCGCTTGATTAGTAGGGTCTGGAGTCCAGTTGGTATACGATTCTTGGTCCGACCACCGAATAAGCAACGGGTCTAGGGTCGTGCCGCCAAGCTCATTAGTGCCCATGCAGAATACAAACCTGCTTGTATCCGATACTAACAAACAGTTTTGGTAGATAGGCACATTGGAGGCCCCGCTAATTGCTGTTATGTTTGCGCCGCTTGGAGATATGGAATGAACCCCAGATTGACTCCCGCTGGTGTTAACGGGAGACCCTCCTACCGTAGTAGCTACACTAAACGTCGTTCCAGTAGTCAGGACGTAATAAATAGTGCCAACCAACAACCCCGTCGGCAATGCGCCGGTAGTTGTAAAAGTAATTGCCGTGGTTATTGGCAAACTAACGGTAGAGGTTATAACTCCCGGTGTAGCAATCGTTACCGTAAAGGTTTTTGCAGTAGCGCCTATCGTTGCATTCCAGTAGTAGATACCAGCACCCCTTGGCCCGTAAATCAAGTCCTGCCCAAAATTTGCTTGGTTCCATATACGGATAGTTTCTGGAGAAGAAGTCCCATTACCCCACGTTCCGGTATTCCACGCCCCAGCCCCCCAACCAGCCAAAGCGGTAGTTATTGAAGGGCCTACATCAATGTTAAAGACTTCATATACAGTGCCCCCACCAGATGCAACAGTAGAAGTTGCCGCAGAACTTGCAGTGATGGAGTAGGTGGTCCCGCTTATATAAGTTAGCTGGTACTGCCCTGAAATGGTCAACCCACCAACAGCAGTACCGCCTGTAAAGGTTACAAAATTGCCGTTTATAAACCCACTACCAGCGTCAGTAACGATGACTGTAGAAGAACCACTGGTAGTGGCAAATGGGTTTGTAAGGGTTACCACCGTTTTATTCGGTGTAATGTCGTTGTATTCTCCACCTTGGCAGATGTAGAACTTAAGATTTGTTCCTACCCCAATTAGTTTAACCGAACCAAGCGTCAACCATGCCCATAGCGAACGGCATATACCTAAAAAAGTTTTGGTAGAAATACGGCTCCAACCACCAATTTTTTCGGGGGTGCCTTGGCGAAAACGCACTTTGTCCGATTCATACCAGCCGTTCTCATTGGTATAACGAGTGTTCTCCCTATTGATTCCCGA